AGAAAAGAGGGCAGGTACAATTTCCTGCAATTATTGGTGGTACAGTACCAATCATTAATCTGGATAATTTTAGTCCAGGTGAATTGAAGATTAATGGTGTGGTTCTCGCACGAATTTTTATGGGTACAATTACTCGTTGGAACGATCCTCAACTTAGAGAATTAAACCCAGGAAAAAATCTTCCGAATTCTGCAATTACTGTAGTTCACCGAGCAGATGGATCAGGTACCACATTTAACTTTACAGATTATTTAACAGTTGTAAGTAAAGAATGGGAAGAGAAAGTTGGGCGGGGTGCGGCTGTGAAATGGCCAGCAGCAAGTTCAGTTGGTGGTAAAGGTAATGAAGGTGTTGCAGCAAATGTTGATAGAATTAAAGGTTCGATTGGTTATGTTGAATATGCATATGTTAAGAAAAACAACATGACATATATGAAATTGCAAAACAAAGATGGTGTTTTTGTAGATCCTGACGATACAGCATTTGCTGCGGCTGCTGCTGGTGCAGATTGGTTTAGTGTCCCAGGTATGGGACTAAGCATTGTTGAACAACCAGGAAAAAATACTTGGCCAATTAGTACAGCAAGTTTTATTATTATGTACAAAGAACCCAAAGACAAGAAGGCCAGTGATGATGTACTAAAATTCTTCGATTGGGCATTTAAGAATGGATCCAAAATGAGCGAAGAATTGGACTATGTTCACCTACCAGAGTCTCTGCAAAACGAAATTCGCAAACGTGTATGGTCGCAAATTAAAAATTGAGATTGATTATGAGATACACATTAGAGCCTATTTGGAAAAAGTCAGTAACAGACATTCAGAACTGGTTTAAAGAAGATGGTGAGAGAAAACTTTGGTTTGAGCGAGAGTATGGTTGGAGATGGGGTTCTGCATCATTTGAGTCTGAAGAATTTCCTGATATCGATTTGAAAAATGATGATGGATTTAATGTCACAGAAGATTTGGAATATCCAGACATGTACTCCGATGATGGCTGTTGGTCATTTAATACTTTTTGTGATGAATTGACCGAAGAAGAAAAAGAGCAGATTCAATATATGGATGATGGAGAACTCGAAGAAAATGGATGGTCACTTCATTACATAGATACATACTATTCAGGTCCACTTAAATTAACTGATGAAAATGGCAACGAATGGAGAGGAGATGATAATGGCTGAAGAAACTAAACCTGAAGTGAAACAGAAAAGAAAAGCCATACAAATTACATCATCGGTAACAAATACCGGGCAAGTAATTCTATTTGCTTTATGTGATGATGGTACAATCTGGCAAACTAGACCACTGAATGATGAGTATGATTGGTCGCAAATTAAAAAGATGAGTTGATGGAATTCTTTGTGCAATGCAACATAAATACTGTTATGGTATTTTAACAGGAGATTGCCATGTTTACTAAAGAAAAACTTAAAACTTTCTCATTAAATTTAATTGATGCCCAAGAAAAAGCAACAAAAGAATATGTTGGTGCTTTTGATAAATTTGTGGGACCAGACTTCGCTACATATATGTGGGGAGTGAACTATCTAAACGGATTATATTTCACCAATGCAAGAAAAGTCGTACAAGAATTCGAAAGTTTCTCTTTTGGGACAAATAAAGAGTAATATTCTATTCTTTCGTCCCGTTGTTAGAAATGGATGGATCATAAAATTTTCCATCTATGATGAAAAGTATATTCTTCTTACTGTAGTGTCCAAATTCACCGCACAAACATTTATCAGATATTTTACTGATGAAATGGGTGCGGTGAACTTTATAAATATGATAATAGATAAAAATCCTCATGAGGTATGGGAATAATCAAGCATGACAATTAGATTAACTGCTGATAATGTTATATTGCCTGCTGGCAATTTAGGAAGCGTATTTGGCACAAATAGAAACGTTATTCATAATGGTGATTTTCGTGTAAATCAGAGAGCGGTCACTTTTCCACAGGCATATACCACATCAGGAAAAATGAATTTAGATAGATGGTATTCATCCTGGAATTATGGCGATGGGTACATTAATCAACTAACGACTTCCGCTTTTCCTGGTTATTTTTATAGATTTACTTCAAACATGACAGCAAGCCCAACTGCTGGTTCTTTTGTTTGGATGGCAGCACAACAACTAGAAGGAAATGATGTCTCACGAATGAATTTTGGTGCGAGTAATCCTGCACCAATTAATACCATGGTTCTTAGTTTTTGGGTTAGAAGTTCTATTGCGGGAAATTGGCCAGTATTGATAGGAGTAAAAAGTACCTCAAACATTTGGCACTATGCTTGGAAAACCTACAGTATAACAGTCGCTAATAAATGGGAATATAAAAGCATATTTTTCAGTATTGATTCGCAATTCTCACAATGCCCCAGTATCAACATAGACAACAATTTTAGCTTTGGAATATGGTTTGCTGGAGGTACCGGAACAAATTTTCATACTCTTCCAGGAAGTGGTACATTTTCAACCACAATTTCTGCAGGAGGTAGTACATTTGCAAACATAATGTCTAATGGTTCAACATGGGATATTGCCAGGGTTCAGCTTGAGCCCGGAACATATCCCACACCTTTCGAATTTGTTCCAATTGCTCAAGAACTTAGAAGATGTATGCGTTATTATCAAAAAAGTTATGCATATGGTATCACTGTAGGCTCGGCCACCTTTGATGGCGCATATGGTTACACCTGGACTTCACAGAGAGGATCCGCAGCTACCACATTTTCATTTTGGTACACAATCCCTTTTCAGACTAGAATGAGGGTTGCTCCTACCGTAACAGTTTTTGCGCCTAATACGGGAACATCTGCGAGATTTTCTATAGATAAAGGTTCTTATTTTGATGGTGTAGCAACTTTCAATCAAATAAGCGACAGTTCATTCCAAGTATTTGGACCAAATCCAATAATTGTTGATGAATATGGTAATATTGAACAGATGTACGGAGCATATATTCATTATCGTGCAGTTTGTGATGCTGGAAATGATTAAAGGAAGAAAATAAATGTCAATCACTTTAACTGCAAATGGTGGTATATTTTTTGAAAGTACCAGTCCTTATCCATCAACAAATATTGGCGCAGACTTTAGTTCTTATAGAAATAGAATTAGTAATGGAAACATGGTGCTTTCACAGAGAACTGTGAGTAATGCGACAACACATCCTAGCGGCACAACCGATAATACTGTTAAACATTTTGCAGCCGATAGATTTAGATTTTATAGCTATTTCCTTTCTGCATCAAATGTAACGAATTATCAAAAAATAAACGAAATAGTTGCACCATTGACACCAGAGGGACATAAATCATGTATTAAAATAGAAACTCTCACGAATACTGTCGTAGCCTCAACAGATTATTGTGGAATAATGACTGGAATTGAAGGATCAGATTTTTATGATTCTTTTTTTGGTGGCGTTTATGGTGTTCCTTTTGTATTGTCTTTTTGGGCTAAATCAACAGTAGCAGGACATTATTGTGTTTCATTTAGAAACTATCCTTTCAATAGATCATATGTTACACATTACACATTAGAAACAAACACCTGGACAAAAGTTTATATTCCTCTTCCTCCTTGCGGTGATTCGACATGGAATAGAAATGCTGATTGGTCATTACTTATATTTTGGGCACTAGCCTCGGGTTCTGACTTTAATGTTCCATCAGGATCCGAATCTGTATGGGTTTCAGGCAACTATCTAAGAAATCAATATCAAACAAATTTCATAAATCAAACTGCCGGTCAAAGTTTTAATCTTACTGGAGTTTGCTTAGAAAGAGCACCAGCATCAGCTTTAAGTTCTTATGTATTAAGAAATACCAGTATATCCGTAAATGGAACTACAGGACTAACGTTACTTGAAAATGGCAATTTCGATGATTGGGGCTTTGCAGTTTCTTTGCCTTTCAATATCAAAATGTTTGGCAAAACAAGTAATATATTATATCTTTCATCAAATGGATATTTGGGTGTACATGAAGCAGCAGTTGGAAGTGGAGCTACAGGTTGGGGAACTATTCCATCTGCATTAGATCCATCAACTATTGGTCTACCACATGTAGGTTTTTTTAAGGGCGACAAAAGATTATTAACTCTATATGGTGGTTCAAGAACAATTAATCAACAAGATGGCTCATCTCTAAGTGCCTATGTATTACGTTGGGAAGGGTATAATTATGGCGGAGATCCTTCAGTTAAAACGATTGTTGAATTTACTTTCTATCAAGATACGGAAACATATGAAGGTTTTAATTACTTTGATGTTTATTATACAACCAACTCAAATGGAACAACATATCTCGAATTAAATCCAGGTTACAATAATAGTGGCACGGTTTATCCTTATGCAAGAGAAATTGTTTCTGGAACTTTAGCTTACAGATGTTATACGAAAGCATTTTCTGCTGTTCAAGGAACAAGTGTAACATCTTCACCTGGAGCATGGTGGAACATATCCAATCTGCCGGCTTATAACTATTCTTATACTACAACATCTTTGAGTGATGCTAAACAATACAGATTAGGAGTTTCCTCTGGAACATCTAAGTTAGATTCTGGAATAGATTATCTCAGATGTTTGAGATATTTTGAAAAGACAACTGATGAAAGTTACGTAATCCCTCCAACAGGAAATGGAGTGACTCTCAATGCTGGTTTCGGTGTGTATTATCGTTTTAAAACTCCAAGCACATCAACATCTTATATACCATTACAATATTCTTTAAAGAGGACCGCTCCTTCAATCACTTTATTCAGCTATACGGATGGAATAAGAGGGCAAGTAACACTTGATGGTAGTGGTGGACCGAATGTCACAGGACACGTTTTTAACGCCGCTGACAATGCTTGTATGACTCGGGTGGATTATAATGTGGCTAACTCTCATTATGGATATTATTGCACCGCAGCCATCGATAGCGACATTTAAGGAAGAATAGAAATGGCGATTGTTTTATCGGATAACTATATTGGTTACTCACTAGCAGGCAATGATCGTGGTCTTTTTGATGGTAGAAATGCTAATAGCAGTAGCTTTTCGCCTCTTAAAAATAGAATAATTAATGGCAATTTCAAAATAAATCAAATATCAACAACAGATACCGCACAAAATGTAACGACTAGATATTTTCCTATAGATCGATGGTGGACAATAGGATCGGTAGGTGGTAAGTTCACAACACAGATTGTAAATGATGGTCCTAGTGTAAACACTACTTATTTTAGTGTAAGACGTAGTGCTTACATATATCCGGAAACAGGAAGGGCACTGAATAAATGTGTGGAAATAAAATCCCTAGCTGCAACAACATTAGGTGCAACTGATGTTTATGCTTTCGGTCAAAATATTGAAGGAAGACACGTTGTGGATATGCGATTTGGTGAGGCCGCTGGACCATTTTATTTTATAGTTTCATTTTGGTTTAAAGCTTCTCAGGCAGGCACATATACTCTTCGATTGCAAAATAGCGCACAAGATAGAACTATTCATGAAACATTTAGTGTTTATACAGCGAATGTTTGGGAATTTCAAGAAATTCCATTTGTTGTTGATCAATCAGGAACATGGTTGTCTGATATCAATACAGGTTTAAGATTAATATTTAATTTAGGTGTTGGCACTTCATATAGAGGAACAGCAGCATTATCAGTTTGGAATTCAACATCGACTGAATTATGTTCCAGTGCAACCACGGTACATTTAGTAAATACTTTAAATGCCACAATGAGAATAACTGGTGTTCAATTGGAATTTATAGGAACTGGATTTCCAACAACCAATATGTTCGCAACTGCATTCGAAGAAAGGCCGTTTCAACAGGAATTAGATTTGTGTAGAAGATATTTCCAGAAAAGTTGGGCTTATGGAACTAATCCTGGAGTACAAACAACTGTTGGTATGTTATTGCACACTGATATGCAGCCCAGCACTGTTCAACAATATCTTTTATGGAAATGGCCTGTTCCGATGAGAGCAGGTCCAACAATTGAAATTTATGGATATAATAATCCAACAGTTGCAGGTTATGGTCATGTATGGGGAACACAGATTAATAGTATAGGTGATTATGCTGCTGCTGCAACAGGGCAGAGTCGATATGGTGCGATGTTTTTCATAACATCTCCACCGTATCATACTTTAGCAGGATTTCATTTTAAAGCTAATGCCGAGCCAGCTTAATAAAAGAGGAAAGACATGTATAAATTAGTTAATAGCCCATTTGGTGGTATAGGTTGTATATTACGTTTAAGTGATAATGCGAATATTCCATTGGACGAAGCAAATTCAGATTATCAAGCATATTTAAAATGGATTGATGGTTATGAGTTTAATGGTATAGAATATAAAAAGGTATCTGAAGGTAATACACCCGAGCCGGCGGATCCAATTCCAACTAATATTTGATGCATTTAATTGACATTGGTATGGAGTTGGTATAGAATGTAGTTTTTGGAGAATGGTTATGAATCGGTGGAATATTGATCCTGTTTTTCGTGTAATGCATGTAGTGGACATGAATAAGCCACATCCTCAGCCAGATTATACATTAACTGTCATTGATTTTGAATCAATTGAGCGGAAGTTGGAGTCTGGTATTTTTCCTGAGGCTTCGGATGTCTTGAGTAGGATTATGGGATAGAATATGTTTATGTTTGACATTGAGACTTTGGCTACAAGGTCTGATGCTGTGATTTTATCATTAGCGGTGATTCATTTTAATCCTGATGAGAAGCCGAGTCCCGAGAGGTTGCGAGAAGATTGTTTTTTCATTAAGTTTGATGTAGAGGATCAGATTCGTCGGTTAGGTAGGCGAGTTGATCCATCTACGGTGGACTGGTGGAAGAGGCAGTGTGAGAATGTAAAGCGCAAGTCTGTATATCCAACACCGATTGATGCTAAGTTTGAGGATGGGCATCGAGAGTTGGATCAGTGGGTAAGGTGGAAGAATGATTCTAAGGCTTGGGTATGGGCCCGTGGTAATATGGATCAGGTAGTATTTCAGGACATTGAGAATCAGGTTGGTGTTGATGAGATATTTCCGCATTATCGGTGGAGGGATGTACGGACTGCGGTAGATTTTTTATATGGTACTGATACAGGGTATATAACGGTAGATTATCCTGGTTTTAGTAAGGATTTGCATATTACGAAGCACAATCCTGTGGATGATTGTGTATTGGATGTGATGATGTTAATATATGGGAGGAAGGATGAAGGCTGAGGAGATCATACGGATTGTGGAGTTAATTGGTTCTACGGATGATTCCAATTTAAAGAGGCTTTTAACTGATTATCTTTCGAGTGAGTTAGGAAAGCCGAATAGGATTGAGTTTGAGTATAGGTGTCGAGAGTGTGGTCAGGCTGGTGTATCTGGGTATGTATGTCCGAATCATCGGTGCCCACATAGAGTAACATGTACCGCATAGTAAATGGTATTTTAGCTGTTTTAGGTACTCTTATGGTATTGTGTATGTTATTTGCACAGAGTTTATTAATTATTGTAGTTTTTGGTATTATATACGGAGTGATATTTAAATGAAGAAGCCTTTCAACAATTATGAAAGCCATGCATGGGCTGAGTTTCGTGCAGCAGGATGGGTGAATGAGGACAATCAGTTTCATGATGAGATGCAAAAAGATATATGTTTGAATATTTTAGGGCTCCTTGCAGTTTTTGAAAATGCAGGGCATTCCGGCTCATCCGCACCATATACTATCAATCTATTTTCCAAGTTAGCCTCATTTAAGCCAATTGCACCACTGACAGGTGAGGATTGGGAATGGAGCCATACCTATGATCATCCTGATAATGGATCGACATATCAAAACAAACGATGTAGTTCAGTATTTAAAGATAATAACGGAGCCTATGATATTGATGGTATTGTATTCTGGGATTGGTATAAGAATGATGAAGGAGAAATGAGGAAGAGTTATTTTACATGTTATGAATCCAGAGTACCCGTGACATTTCCATATGCTAAACCTGATAAGCCACAATATCAATTCAGACCCACAGAAGAATATCCAAATGAGATCCTATAAAGATTCCTATTTGATATTTAAAATCAGTGTGTATGTATTAATTTTTCTGTTTATACTAGTCATAATAGATAGTATCTAGTGTATAACCAACTATCAACACACTAGGCCTAGTGTACTGACCGGACCAGATGTTGCCACTCAAAAAACACGATAGGTATAAAGAGAAGGAATGTCCGAAATGTGGAATTCTCCATAAAAAAGAAGGACCGTATTGTTCGCAAAGTTGCTCCAGTCAACGCCAAATGGCCGAACATCAAAAAGAATCCATATCCAAAAGCAATAAACGATATTATTCGGAAACAATCGAGGGATATGCATCCAGAAAAAGAACCGGAGACATGGCTAGAAGTCGCGAGAAGTATAAAGAAATGGGTCTTTCCGATGAGGATTGGATGTTGGATTTTCCATTGACCACAGATAATCTCGATATATACGATGACGATACCGATATATGGAGATAATCTATGACAACATTAAAACACCACTGTACGAATTGTGATACTAAATTTAGAGTGAATTATGAGGTAGAGGAGACAGATTCCGATCCTGTGTATTGTCCCTTCTGTGCTGAATACATAATATCAGACATGGAAGAGGACCTAGATGATGACATGGACGCTTAATAATGAGCCTGTGACGCCTGAGATGATAGATGGTTATTATGGTTTCGTATACCAAATTACCGATAATGTCAATAGAAAAAAATATATCGGGCGCAAATATTTTACCAAAGCTGGCTATAAGACTATAAAGGGCAAGCGAAAGAAGATTCGAAAAGATTCCGATTGGATGGATTATTATGGATCCAATACGAAATTAAAAGAAATGGTGGAATTGCACGGAAAAGATAAATTTGATAGGGAGATACTCCGGCTGTGCAAAACACGCTCGGAAACCAATTATTACGAATTGCACTTCCAGATGCATTGCCAGGTCTTGCTCTCAGAGGAGTGGTATAACGAATGGATATCTGCTAAAATATCCAGGAAACACTTGACAAGTTTAAAAAAGACTGTATAATGCTTGTGTTGGTCCTTGAAATGGAGTATAGAAATGATTCATAGTTATACTGTATTGGCTAGAACATCCCATAGTTTTTATTGTGAGATTGTGACTGGACTGAGTGAGCATTCAGCTAGACAAGCATTCTTGAGGTATCATCCTGGTTATGAGATTATATCACTAACCGAAATACAATAAGGAAAATTTATGGATTACGATACACTCATTAGTATGGCTAAAGAAAATAACTGGCCATGGCCTAAACTATACAAACAGTTACATTATATCATAGGTGCTGATCCAGATAAAGAAAATCTATTGCTCCAAGCCTTTAATAGTATGGAATATCCAGCTGGAGAAGTATTTGACTTAGGTGATCCGGAACAAGCATATCAGTAATGTTGTAGAAAAACAACACTTGAAATGGTGCTTGACAAGAATCCTGGAAAGAGTAGAATAGATTCTGTTGAGTGATTGAGAAAAGAAATGCGAACCGTTACCTACTACAATCTTGAGGGTACTTCCAAAGCGAAGACTCGCCAAGCCATTCTGTTTCAGAACGAAAAGACTGGATTGCAAGCTTGGTTTCCTCTGCGAATTGTGAGTTATCGTTTCATTGGTCCTGACTTTCGTGT